TATAGCTTTGAATGCCGTGATTTTTATAAAAGTCAAATAGAGATTGTGTACTTACTATAAAATCCTTAAAATTAAAGTCATCTACATTTCTTCTTAAATATCTAAAAACAGCTTCTTGTCTATCATCCCTACATTTTTTTATGTTGTTATTGAATTCGTCCCAATTGATTAGGATATCGTCCTCACTAAGTATTTTTTTTATTATTTCTGAATCAGGTATAAAATGCTTACACAGGATATTTAATTCAATCTCAGTGAATGAATCAATATCCACTGAATCATTACCATTCTTTTCTTTGTATTTTTTGGAAGAATATATTAGTTCAAGCTCATCTAAAAAATTTATATAATCCATTCCTGAAAATGCCCATAGATCATTTAGATTTGATATTGATAATATATTTTCATATCCATCTATTTCAGAGTCTGAATATATCCAGGGAGCATTTCCTTTTAGGTCTTTTATGTCCCAATTAAAAATATCGACGTTAATTATTTTTCCGTCAATCTTAAAAGCCAGAAGTTTTCCTTGATCCTTAGAAATTGAATGTCTTCTATATGAATTGTTTTCTCTTATCATTTGATATTATCCTATTTTAATTAGATCTAGATGTAGATCCCTAACATTTACACCTGTAGTACTTGTTAAATTATTTATCAATGGATATACTAAATCCCCGCTATTTAATTCTATTAAATCACTAACTACTACTGACTCTCTAAAGTTAGCTGACAAGTTAACAACTTGCTCATTCTGATTTCCTGCAGTTATTCCATTAATTGATAATAGGGTACCAAAGTTGGTTATCCCAGCAGTTGCTAATGGAGTTGTTGTTAATGTTGCCTTGAATTTAGTTCCATTTGTTCCTGAATATAATAGTCCAGGTGCTGGATTAACTATTATTTGTATATCATCTATAGAAGCGGGAGGTTGTGTACCTATGCTATTATCATTCTCCCATGAAAATACGATTCTTACATTTGATGCAGTAAAAACTGAAGCATTAACAGATACTGCTGACTGAGCTGTGAATCCTGCTCCTAATAGATTATAATTAACAGCTCCACCTCCTAAAGATACACCTGCTACTGGTGTAGTTGCCGGTGTTGTAATATAAAGACGAAGCCTATCTAATCCTGTTTCTCCCTGAACTCTAATATTAAAAGATATAGTTATTGAATAAGCATATTCAGGTACAACGATGTCCCTATAGAAATGAGATATCTGAGCGGTAGTTATAGTATATGCGTTATTTACACCTAGATCATTAGATATGTATGCTCCGTTTCCTGCTCCATTTGCTCCTGTTGTTCCTACGTACCAAGCATTTGTAGAATCGTTTACTGATGTCCATCCGTTAGATACAAAAGTGCTTCCGTTTTCGAATCCTCCGTCACCAGTAGAGCTTAAAAGTATATCTGCTGGTAATGACGTAAATTCCGGGGTATTTAATGTACCTAAAGATTGAGTACCGCTAATTTTTCTCCATGTGTTAGAAACTGCTAGAGATGTTGTATTTGTGTTGTTTGTAAAATAAGAAATTCCCCTTTCAGTTCCTAAAGCAGGACCGGTAGGTCCGTCGATACCATTAAATACCCAAGAAAAAGAGTAGGGTTTAGTTAAATCAAAGATACCAGATCCGGATAAAAATGTTAATCCAAATGACCAATAGCTACCACCTAAGGTATTAATAAGAGCATTTATACTGTATATTGCAGATACACTAGAATCACCGACCTCAGTTACTTTTAAATACCCAGTATTTAATGATCCTACGTATGTTAGAGCTTCTTGAAACCATGCTAAATAACTTATATTTTCAAAGTTAAATTTGTTAAAAAGTAAAGAAGTAACTAATGTTAGATCTGTAGAATCTGAATAGAAATATGTAGCTCCTGGAAGTCCTAGACTTATATCTCCATCATATTGCCATCTAGAAGAATTTGATCCGTCGATTCCTGCCGCTCCTGTTGGACCAGCAGATCCAGTAGGTCCTAACGAGGAGACTGATATCCATTGATAAGTAGCAGGTGAAGTAATCTCATGAACATATACGTATAGTATATCATTAGATGAGTTGTACCAGAAAGAACCTGGTGTTATCGATGGTCCACCAGTTCCGGTAGGAGCGCTAGCTTCGTAATAAAAAGGATAAGGACCAGTTTCGCCGGTAGGACCAGTCGCTCCTGTATCACCAGTTGGTCCTGTATCACCAGTTGGTCCTGTATCACCAGTTGGTCCTGTATCACCAGTTGGTCCAGTTGGTCCAGTTGCTCCGGTATCTCCAGTAGGTCCTGTTACATTCGAATCTGCACCTGTTGCCCCAGTAGGTCCCGTAGGTCCAGTAGCTCCAGTAGCTCCTGGGAGATATGTTGGAGTTACCCATTGATATGTATTAGGGGAGTTGCCATCAGAAACGTATGTGTATAGTACACCTGTTTCACTATGGTACCACAAAGCCCCATGTTCTATAGAAGGTGTTCCTGTTCCTGTTGGTGAAAAATCTTGAAAATAAAATTCAAGTGCTCCAGTAGCCCCAGTAGGACCTGTTGGACCAGTAGCACCAGTAGCACCGGTAATTCCTAGAGATCCTTCTAAAGTAAATATACTAAATCCTGTATCGCTATTTGTTATAGCTACTGTACCTACTCCGCCAGCTAGGTATGATGATTTAACCCAAAATTTATCACCAGCGGATGCAGAAACTATACCAGTTACTGTTATTAGATCATAAGGAACACTAACCCCTCCTGTTACATCCTCTAATGATATAAATCCTCTAAAATTAATAACCTCAAGAGGTGAAGAAGTATCCCTCCACAATGTAGTTGACAAGAAACTACTTCCTCCTGTAGCTATATGTTCGAATCCTACTTTATAACTTATAAAATATTCTCCGTCTACTAGGGTTTCTACATATGTACCGGTTTGTCCAAATGAAACAAAATCACCCGTGGCAAATATTCCTGTATCTATTAGATTATCTGTGTCTAGTCTTATAGGTGTTTCCCCTCCTGGTGTAATCGATTGAGATGTACTAAATTTGCTAAGATCTGCATATCCCAAAGGAGCAGGAGATCCTGCAGGACCGGTAGCTCCAGTAGCTCCAGTAGCACCAGCTCCAGTAGCTCCAGTTGAACCTGTATTTCCTGTTGCTCCTATATCTCCTGTTGCACCAGTAGGTCCAGTAGGTCCTTTTAAGTTTGTTTGTATTCCCCAAATTCCTCCAGATTTTAGATACACGTCTCCAGTATCATTATCTAGATATAAATCTCCGTCTCCTCCTAAAGATATCGATGGAGATCCAGATCCGCTATACCAAGTATTACCGGTTGCTCCAGTAGCTCCAGTAGATCCAGTAGATCCAGTAGGTCCGGTAGATCCAGTAGCTCCGTTAGATCCAGCAGGTCCAATAGAACCAGTAGCCCCGCTAGGTCCAGTAGCTCCAGTAACCCCAGGCGCTCCTGGAGATCCTTTTGCTCCATTAGGTCCAGTAGCACCAGTAGCACCAGTGACCCCTGTGTTACCAGTAGGTCCTGTAACATTAGAATCTGCCCCTGTTACACCCTGAGGTCCTGTAGGTCCTATACCTCCAGTAGGTCCAGTAGATCCTGTATTTCCTGTAGGTCCGGTTCCTCCAGTAGCACCAGTAGCACCTCCAGCGGGCCCGGCAGGTCCAGTAGATCCTGTAATACCCTGTGATCCTATGATAGAAACCCATGCTCCTGTACCGTTTATACCACCTGTCATAGTACCTGAAGCAGAACTTACTGGAATACTACCAGTAACTGTTACTGTAGCTCCATTTCCGCTTGCTCCTAATCCAGGTAGAGCTTTAATGTTTATTGTGTTTAATGAATAATCTGCTAAACAAGGACCAGTTGTGTTTAGCAATATATTGTTTACTAAAGATTCTGCTGTTAAAACATTATTAGTAAGCCAGGAAGCTTGTCCTGCAGTTACACCATTATATAAAACTGCTATAGTTTCCCCGTTTATACCAGTAGATCCTATATCAAATGAAAATGATGCCTGTACCTCACCAAAATTTAAAAACGCTTCATAATCGCCGCCTATAAATCTTATTTGCCCAGGTACTCCTGGTCTTAATGATTCATTTATATAAGTTCTATCTGTTATTAATCTAAGTCTACCTCCAGAGTTAGAATTACCAACTACTGCATCTCTACCTATATAAGCATCATTTAATGTTATTATACCATTTGATGTTATCTCTCCGTTACTTCCTTTTAGTTGGATGGATGAATTTCCACTAACAGGAAGTCTTAATATATCAGCAGTTATTGTACCAGTAGTTATCTTACCAGTAGGAAAATTTAAGGTCTTGTCTTGTATTGAAACGCCAAATGATCTATTAATAAGAAGTATAGCTTCTTGTAGCTGAGAAAAATTAGCATTTGTTATAGAATTATTGGCCCCTATTGTATTGGAAGACAATAACTGTTTTATCGTAATCTGATTAAGTTCCTTCATCCCGGAATATTATGTTTAGAATATATATCCGGATTTTAAATCTCAATCAACTTATTAGAGTTTCAATCTCCTTATAAAAAGAATTAAATTTAGATGGAAAAAAAATTTTAAGTTCTTCTATCTCCCTATTAGATAGACTATACTTATCTTTTATGAAGTTTATAACTTCTTCTTTATACTCTTTTTTCTCCTTTTCCTTCTCTTTTTTTGATGTTTTTGTCCATACCCAAGATGGATTATTTTTGTGTTTGTGTGTTATAAATATCTTCCAAAAGTCTACTACTTTTTCGGGATTTATTTTTATATTATTAAATGAATTAGCTTGAAGGGGATATGCTATAGAACATATACGATTAACCATAAATAGATTTCTAGCTTTATCTCTATCACTTATCTTATCCCAAGCTTTGGAATAAAATGATTTTATTATATCAAATGGATTATTCATTAGTTAAATAGTTCGAATGGATCAAATCCCTTAGGAGGTTTAGCTTCGCTAGCCCATGGTGAATTTTCAATCATTTCTTTTTTATCTATATTTAATGTGATTTTTTCTTTGGAATCTAATTCCTGTACGTGATTCTTTAATCCTTCAACCATATTTTTTGGAAGAGTCCTAGAATTAAGCCAAACCAATCTAGCGTTTTCCTCGTAGAATTTTTTAAATTTATCTCTATTCTCAGAGTTGTCTGTTTGTGATATTAATCTTAATGAAAGACCAGCTATCCATCCGAGAAAATCTTCATTATCCCATAGATACTCCATCGAATAATCTTTCCATTCCGACTCCTGATAAAGCTCCCAAATTTTATTAGATTTTCCTTCCGCTATATTAGAATTCTTTCCGCTTTTAGTTTGGTGCGGAAAAACTCCAGGAACGTCATCTTTTTTGTCACCCATTAGGATTTTTTTAAAAATGTATTCCTTAGTGTTAATTCTTTCTAAAGTACAAGAAGATAATAGCTTTTCCATCTTTGATGAATTAGCTCCAGAGATAGGATTAACATCAAATATAGTTGTTTCTGATTCGGATTCTTCTTTCCAATTTTCAGAAACAATTAATTTGTTATTTTTAGAATTACTGTTCCATATTCCAACCCAAACATCTTCGTTGTATTTTACTAACTGGTGCATGTCCTTATCACCACTTATTACAATAACAGATTCTTTCTTATCTGTAAAATATTCAGACCAAGCCCAAATTAAATCGTCTCCTTCCGCTCCTTGATATGAGCTATAAATAAATCCATTAGATTCTAGATATTCCGAAAACTCGTCCATTAATCTAAAAAAAGATCCCCAGTCTACACCTTCTCCTTTTACTCTACTTTCCTTATAAACACTTCTTGTTATTTTGTAATCTTTTCTCCAAGATCTAGAATCCTTACAAAATATCACTTGTTTTATTTCTGGTATTTGTTTAAGAGAATAGCAAAGATCCGTTATCACCTTTCTTATAAACATATTTCTTTCAGCCTCTGATGATAATACATCTCCAGGGTTCTTACTTCCAAATCCAGAAAATATACCGAATGTCTTATGGAAGATATAATTACCGTCTACTACTACTGTTGTCATTAAAAATCTTCATTTGTTATCATTATATCATAGTCAAAAAAACCAGAAAAATCCCTTTCGTCAGCTAAAAATCTTCTTCCGACATTATCTGCATCATTCCTTTCCTCTAATCTTTTTCTTCTAATTTCTGCTGAAGGATTCAAATAAATAACGAAAGATTCGTCTCTAAATGATTTAGGTAAGCTTCTAAGACCTGCGGGACTAAGAATGAAAAGATTCTTTATTGAAAATTCCCCCTTGGATATTCCGTATCTCCAGCCATTAAATTCTTGTAGTTCTAGAAATATGTCGTTGTTGGCTTTAAAAAAATCTTCATCCCTATAATAATAATCTATTCCTTCTTCCTCTCCCTCACGTGGAGGTCTACTAGTAAAAGATACACCATACTCGAATCCTTTATCTACCATTTTTTTTCTCAGAAAATCTTTTCCTGATCCTCCTGGTCCAACTATTATAATTTTTCCTTTCATATTATTATTTGCATATTATAATAAGCATTACTATCTAAAACCTTAGATAATGCCTAGTATACTGGTCATTTATTGAACATTTGTTGTAGTTCAAATATTAAAGCTAATAGGCTAACTATAGGATCTATTACTTGGCTTCTTTGAGATTGGTATCTCGCCACAGTAATAACTATAGAAGGTATTAAGTTTAATTTTTGCGGATTCTTTTCTTCAATCCATTTAATAAAGTCAGAACTTAAAGATGCCATAACCTCATCAACTCTTCCTGAATATTGACCAACTATGTATTGGTAGTTTCCAATTGGATCTGGTTTAGATAGAACTATATTAAAAACTTCCTCGTGGTCAAATGTTATCTCGTTTATTTTGCTTTCTGTTAGATCTGTTACTCCGTCTATTTGCCATCTCTGTATGGTATTAAGTGCGGATCTCATATCAGGAAAATACTTCTTTGTAAATAGCTCAAGACTTCTGTCGTCGTGATTTATTTCCATTAGATTAAGTATTTTAGAAACGCGATCTTGCCATTGGGTCTTTATCTCGTTCTCTTCTTCCTTACTCATAGGATCAAAATCATAAACTTCAAATCTTGACCTAATAGCATCCGGAATTTTACTTAAATAGTTACACGTAGCAACAAATCTTGTTGTTCTAGCATATTTCTCTATTGTACCTCTTAAAGCTTTGTAGAACTGATCTGATGCACCGTCGAACTCATCTAGAACTACAATCTTAATCTGATTCTCCCCGTCTAGTATAGAAACTGTAGAACAGAAATCATGAACTTTAGTTCTAATTGTTTCTACTGAACTTTCATCTGATACATTTATAAAAATGTATGGATGATTCTTTATTAGAATTTTAGCCATACTGGTTTTACCAGATCCTGGAGATCCAGCTAATAAAACATTCTGTTGAAGTCCACTTTCAAAAGATCCCTTTATTCTTTGTGGAAGGATCATGTGTTTTAGTTCCTTCGGTCTTAATTTTTCTGTTAATAGTTCTTGTATCATTTAATATTTTTTAATATTCTTTCCATCTCAGCATCAACAACTTTCTTTGCTATTCTTTTATACTCATCTCTTATAATAGATTTCTGCTCTTCTGTTGCAGATCTCATATTAAGAGACTTAAGATGATTCCATTTAACCATTGTCGAAGCTCTATATGTCTCGTAATTGTTTAATTGTGTTCTTTTAGATTTTATAAGTACTTCAAGTATTTTATCCTTAGTAGGATTCTCCATCCCCTTAAATTTTGTACCCCTAGGTATTTTTTTCAAAGAAATTTTAGATGCTATTTCTTCTATATAGTCGCCAAATTTTTTATAAAATTCGTCGTGCTTTTCTATTCTCTTCCTCCTATCTATTTCCTTATGTCTATCATTTAGCAGTTTTATTTTTTCTGAATTTTTTTTACAATATTGAATGGAATATTGTTTTTTGTATTTTTTATTTTTTAAACTCCATTCCCTAGATTTCTTCTTAGTACACTCAGCACATTTATGTGCCTCTTCTTTATAAATATAAAAATCGGACTCTCCGTGAATTTTACATACCCCTTTTAAAAATTTTGTTACCTTAACCTCCATATATTAAAATTTAAATCATTTACATAAACCACTCATATTGTCACCTAAATCCTTATCGTTTCTTATTTCTATAAATCTTGGTAAAAACAAAGACCAATTATCATTCTTATCATTTATTATGACGTTGTATTGTATAGCACAAACCTTACCTATTTGAGAATCTGGATTTTCACTAAGATCTTTAAGATCCTGATCTGTAAATCCTGCTCCTACTTTTACTTTAACTGTACCTGATGAATCTTCACAATAGAAACCTCCAATAAACCCTTCTCTCTTACCTTCTCCTGGATACCATCCAGTAATTATTAGATCACAATCATTAACCTCCTTAAGCTTAATCCAATTCTTAGATCTCTTGCATTCATATACATGTTCAGGATTTTTAAGAATTACTCCCTCTCCCCCGCGAGCAACAATTTTGTTATAGTAAGCGTAGATGTCTTCTTTTTCAGTAGTCAAGAAAGAATCTGCAAGAGTGAGTGAAGTTGTCTTATATGTACTAAAAACCCCCTCTAATGTACTTCTTCTGACATCAAAAGGAATTATACCTTTTCCAGATTTTAACGTGTCTGCATCTTCAAGATCAAAAACATTATAAAGAAGATCGTCACCTATAGAATCTAATGGTTTTCCTTTTAACATTTGTGTAACTTTACCTGATACACTTTTCCTGTTTAGATCAGTAAGTTCCCCGTCAAAAAACCATTCTCCTTTTAATCCCGAATTTTTAATAAGTATCAAACATTCATCTGCAATCTTTTTCAAGTATTGATTAGGAATTTCGTTGAAAGCCCTTGTGTAAAATTTTACTTCACCACCGGAAATAAATGCTATTACTCTTACACCGTCATATTTTTCCTCACAAACGATTAGATCCCATTTTTTTATTTCGTCTTCGTCGTCTTGTGCAAGCATTAGACTTGGATCGGGTATAACTTCCTTATTAAAAGCTTTGTTTATTAACTTAGCTCCAATTCCTATGTTTAATCTTTTTGTTAAAACTTTAGACAAAATCTTTCTTTCATCAATAGAAAGGGGATAACAGTTAACAACTTCAAATGCTTCCTCTCTTAATTTATCATTTGCTGCAGGTGCAAAAAATAATTTTTCAGTAAGATCCTTAAATCTTTCAAATAGATCTCCATCCTCTATGATATAGGGTGATTCTTCTAAAACTGGAAGCTTGTGTAGTTTTGTTGTTAAAAATGGATCTAGAGCAACTTTTAAAAGATATTCTAATTCCTTAGAGTAATTATTTTTTATTAGATCCTGTTTAATTTTTTGTGACCCGTTGCCTGTTGAATTTTCAATCTCTAATAAAATTCTAAGTTCTTTCTGCATGAATTGGTTTTTAGCTAATATAGAAATCAAATCTAAATAATAAAAATGATTTAAATATTATACTAAAAAAAAATAAGTAAGTTTTCGGTTTATTGGTTTTAAATAGCAGGTTCTGCTCCTGTTGCTTCGCCTCCAGTAGCTCCAGCTTCTGCTCCAGTAGCTCCAGCTTCTGCTCCGGTAGCTCCAGTAGCCCCGGCTTTACCTTCTTCCTCTGATTTTTTAACGTAGGATTTATTTAACTGTATATCCTCATAGTTAAGATCTAACCATCTCTCTATCATAAAATCTTGATCAAAAAATTGAACCTCTTCTTCGTTTACTGTTTCTTTTATTTCTCCCATTGCAGTAATGAAATCAATTTTTTTGATCAGTTGTTCTATTTCTCTAGATTCGCCAAATAAATTATCACTTTCAAATTTAACACCTATTTGACTTCTAAATTCAGCATCGTTTTTAAGATCTGGAAATTCTAAGCACATTTGTATCCATAGAGGTTTTACTATAATCTCTTGGAATATAGATCTCAATCTTGTTATAAATTTAGCAAATCTAACCTCATCCCTTTCTGCTCCTTCCGCCCCTGTTTTAAAAGTATTATTTGAACCCATACCAAATCTTGAAGAGAATCTGTTATAAGGTATTTTGGAATCTTGTCTTAATTTATTATAGAAATAAACAACCGAGTCCATTATATTTAAATTAGGACCTTGAGCATTAAGTGTTTCTACTTTTACTGATTCACCTCCTTGCTGTGGGAAAAGATAGTTTTTATAAAATTGAAGATCGGGTCTTCCGTTTATAGCTAATTCTCCTGAGCTTGTATCTAGTTTAATATCCTCTTTATATACGGACATAAGTTCTCCAAGTGTCTCTTTAGCCTTTTGAGGAGCTTTACTTCCAATAGGAACTGTCATTTTAATCCTATACTGAGCATTCATAACATTCCATATTATTCTGGAGTGTTCCATAATCTTTAATAAGTTATAAGACCTTATTAATCTTTCAGTGTAAGATACTCTTGAAACAACGTTGGCTTTAGCATACGAGATATAAATAACCTGAGCATCTAATAACTTTCTTTGTCTAACAGTTTCTCCGTAATACTGCCACCATATAGTTTCTCTTGTTCCGTCAGGCTTTTTTTCGATAGCTGGAGTTAAACTAACAGCATCCAATTCTTTAAAACCAACTATTTCTTTACCATCGTTTGAATATATTATCTCGAATGCTAAAAACCCTTCTACAATTAGTTGTCTAAAGTATTGCCATCCGGTTAATCCATTTGCAAAATTGTGAAGAACATATAGTTTTCTGAAATTCTTCCTCATGGATTTTATAACATCATCCTTTAGATCCATATTCATTAAAGCTGGATGACAGAAAAAATTCTTCTCATCATATACTACTGCTTCGTCACATATAGTATCTAAAATATATTCTATCTCAGCATTTAAAGCAAAGGTTCTTAGAAAATCCCTTTTGAATGGATAATCTTTATCAAAATATGCTATGTACTTTCTGTTTGATGTGTCTTGGGCTGCTATACTATAGATAAAGTCTTCGTCGCTATCAGTAAATCCAAATCTTTCTCTCATGCTGGCTTCAGATGCACCTATAGCCATGGAGTCTTGAATAACCATATCCTTATACTCCATTCCAAAAGACCCAAGACCACTAATAGTTTTTAATATCCTAGAGATATTCGGATTTATCTTTCCTAAATTATCTAAAAAGCCCGCCATATTTTATATTGTAATTTCTCCTCCTTCAGATCCAGCTTCACCTCCTGTTGCTCCTTCAGCTCCTGTTGCTCCTGCTTCAGCTGCTGCCGCTTCTTTCTTTTTCTCTGCTGCTTTTTCTTTGAATTTTTTATTTGTAACTAAATCCTGTCCTTTCACTCCTAAAAATCTATCAACTAAAAAGTCCATATTAAAATATTTTTTACCCTCTGAGTTCATTAGGGCGGATATTTTTATAACCTGGTCTTTTCTAGCAGCTAATACCTCCATTTCTTTTGCTTCCCTAAATATATTTTCTTTTACATAATCTAAACCAAATTCAGATTTAATTATGTAATCTTTTTTAAGATGTGGAAAGTCTAAGCAGAATTGTACCCATAGTGGCTTCATTAATATCTCTTGATATATTGACCTTAATCTGTTAATAAATTTAGCAAATCTTATTTCCTCCTGATCCAATCCTTCTGCTGTAAAAGTAATTGTTCCTTCAGATCCTGCTTCTTCTCTACCAAATCTAGTTGCTGGTATTTTAGAGTCCATTCTTAATTTATTTGCAAAATATTTAAGAACTGTTGTATCCGAAAATGCAGTTGCATCTCCTCCACCAGGAAGTGGCTGTATATCCGGAGTTCCATTAGGAGATGATGGCATTAAGTAATTTTTAAAGAATTGTATCTTCGGTTTTCCGTCGATTGTTAATTCTCCACTGCTATTATCTAATCTTATATCTTCTTTATAGATTGACATTAGCTCACCTAATGTTTGTTTTGCTTTTTGTGGTGATCTAGTACCTATAGGAACTGTCATTGCCATCCTATATGAAGAGTTCATTACGTTCCAAATGATTCTTGTGTGCTCCATTATTCTTAGGAGATTAAATGACCGTATCATTCTT